GACGGAGGCTGTATGGCGGATGTATACGACGATGAAACGTTGGGGCTGGCGATTGCCACGGACATTCCGGTGCCGGCGGTGGAGGGCAAGTCTGGGCCGAGGCGCAAGTATCCGTTTAGTGTGCTGGAGCCGGGGCACTCGTTCTTTGTGCCGTGCCCGGAGGGCTTTGCGCCGGGGGCGCTCCAGAATCGGGTGAACGCGGCGGCTCAGCACTACCGGAAGGCGTACGCTCGAAACACCAAGTTTGTCACCCGCCAGTTCCCCGATGGCGTGCGGTGCTGGCGGAGCCAGTGACCATCATCCTGGTGGGGCTGGGAGTCGTGCTGATGGCCGCGCTCGTGATCGTGTGGCCGAGGCATGGCTTTGGTTTTGTGTGGACGGATGCGCCGGGGGGCGCCCTCAAGTACCGAGTGCGCCGGAAGTCGCTGTTGCCGCGCCTGCTGGGGTCCGACGGGATCGCGTTGTTCGGGGTGGTGCATTTTGCCAAGGCGACCACGAGCGGATATCTGTTCGCGCACGAGCTGTGTCATCTGTTGCAGGCGCGGGATGAAGGCGGATGGCATCGGTTCCTGTGGAAGTACCTGACGCGCCCGACGTTCCGGGCCACCAGTGAGGCCGGCGCGTACATCTTCGGAATCACCTACGCCGACAATCACACGCTGAATACCCACCGCCGGTGGGCCGGGATGATCCTGCACTAATGCCGCGCAAGAAAGCGGTGGCCGTGGTCCCCGCGATTGAGGCGCCGCCGATTGATCTGACGGCCGCCGTGATCGAGTTCGGGGATCCGTACCCGAAGCTCCGCGATTGGCAACGCCACTACGCGACGTGGCTGGCCTCGCTGAACGGGACGCCGCTGATGTCCCAGCGTCGCCGGAAGGCACATCAGTTGGCGGGGTACGAGGTCAAGCCGAAGGAACTCCAACGGCTGGAGCAGCGCGAGGACTTCGTGCTGTTTATGAAGGGCATCGTGGCGGAGGACGTGTCTACCGCTCGCAAGTTCATCGAACAGCAGTCCCTGAAGGCGATGCAGCAGATGGTCGCTATGAAGGATGCCGCCTACCAGGCCGGCGACTACAAGGAGTTTTTCAAGTACGCCGCGCCGTTCTTGGAGCGCGTGTGGCCGAAGCAGGAAGAGCGCAAGGATCAGCGGACGCAGGTCGTGGTCAACATCGCGGCGGGGTCGGCCCCGACCATTACCGCGTCCGCCGTGGACGAGATTGAAACCGTGGAGGTCGAGGTGCTGGCCTCCCCTGATGACGTGACCGAGGAGTCGGCGTGACCGGAATGAAGCTGGTGCGGGCGGTGGAAGGCGTGATGCGGGGGCGGGACTTGCCGTGGCTGGTGTTCGTGCCTCAGTTTCAGCCGGAGCAAAGCGACGGCTGGTGGATCCTGACCGCGTGGCACGAAACCGGGCGTACGTCGCTTCGCCTCCACAAGAGTATGTTGGAGGACGAGGCGAAGCTGGTGAGCGCCGTGATGGAACAGCTTCCGCCGATCTCAAAAAAGGCCACGACTCGGAGGTAACACGATGCCTAAGGATCCGCGACTGACCCGTGCTGGCGTGACGGGCTACAACCAGCCGAAGAAGACACCCGATCACCCGACCAAGAGCCACGTTGTCGTGGCTAAGGTGGGGGACCAGATCAAGACGATTCGCTTCGGACAACAGGGTGTGTCGGGTAGCCCGAAGAAGGCCGGGGAGTCCGAAGCGTACAAGAACCGCCGAGAGTCGTTCAAGGCGCGGCACGCCGCCAATATTGCCAAGGGCAAGCTGTCAGCGGCCTTCTGGGCCGACCGCGTGAAGTGGTGAGTCTGCAGCAGATCACGTTCACCAAGGGCGACGAAACGTGGAAGGCGTGGCGACGCCGGGCCACGGAGGACTTGTATTGGTTTGCGTCCGTGGTCTGCGGCTACGGCGAGCCCGTCGGGATGACCGAGGGAATGCACAAGCTGATGTGCCGCGTGGTCGAACGGAAAACCGGCGTCCCCGAGATCGACGGCAAGAAGTACCGGATGGTGCTGATGCCCCGTGGTACGGGGAAGTCCACCCTTGTGTCCCAGGCGTACATCCTCCAGCGGATCTGCAAGGATCCCAACATCGCCGTGCTGCTGTGCAACGAGAAACTTGAGAACGCGCAATCGTTTTTGAGCGCGATCAAGCATCAATTCGAGCAGAACGAGCTGTTTCGCGCCCTGTTTCCCGAACTGATCCACCCGGATACGGGCAAGGCGAAGTGGAACGAGACGGAAATCAACGTGCCTCGGACCACCGGACGGAAGGAACCGACCATCCGATGCACGGGTGTGGGGGCCGCGCTGGCCTCCCAGCACCCCGATCTCATCATTGTGGACGACATGTTGTCCCGTGAAGCGGCCGAAAACGCCCGTGTGGGCGGTGGTCACCTCACGGGCAGCATCAATCGGTGGGTCGCCCAGCTCCAACCGCTGCTGAATCACGGCTACAAGCCGTTTCCCGAGATCATTGTGCTCGGCACGCGCTGGTATCGGGGCGATTCGTACGAGTATGTCGAGGAAGCGTTCGGGTACGGGCAGCCCAAGCGGACGTATGTGCTGGGATTGCAGCTCCCGAATGGCGAAAAACAGGCGATTCCGGTGCATGTCCGGGGTGATATCGTCACGTTTAGCCGTCAAGCCGTTGAAAATGGGCGGCCAAGCTGGCCGGAACGCCCCGGCTACGACCTCGACTCCCTTGCCAAGCTCCGATTGGCCGATCCGCAGCTCTATGCGGCCAACTACCAGAACGATCCGAGCGACGATGTGACCGCCACGTTCAAGGAATCGTGGCTTCAGTACTACCAGTGGTCTGGGGAGAGCCAAATCCAGCTCCACGACGCCTCGGGACGCCAGAAATCGTACCTGGTGAGCGACCTAGACGTGCTGATCTTGGTCGATCCGGGCGGATTCAGCAGTCGGCGGGGGTCGGATCGCTCTCGCGGGGCCATTGTGGTGACTGGCACCATCCCCGGTGACAGCCCCCTGCACTGTGTGTTGGAGGCATACTCCGAACAGGTGCCCTATACGCAGGTGGCCGAGCAGATTCTGGCCTATGCCAGCCGATACAGCCCCCGCCGGGTGTATATCGAGGTCGCTGGACAACAAGTGGCGTTCTATGACCTGGTCCGCCGGATGGCAGCAGAGCGCGGGATGACCCTGAGCTTCGAACCGCTGGCCACGGGCAACGCCAGCAAGGACAGCCGCATCCTCGATTTGGAGCCGTACTTCCAGCGGGGGGCGATTCGGGTCGGATCCGGCCCTAGTTTCCACGAGTTTCGGGAGCAGTACCGGGCGTGGCCGACGCCACGGGCGGACTTGCTAGACGTGCTGGCCTACGGGACCAAGGTCTGGCGGCAACCTATCGCGATGAAAACGAACCAGTCGGTGCGCCAACAGGCCGAGCGGGATGCCTACCTCTCGCGTCGGGGATTATCATTCCAGCGGTAGGATTGCCAAGTTCGTAAGAATGTGGTATCGTGTACGCGACCTCTTTTGCGCTGGAGCGCCACATGGCCAAGACGACCCCGACCCTGACGTACAGCGGCAGTGGCACTGAGCCGCTTCGCTCGAACCCGACCACCAAGGCGAGTGCAGCCCCGGCGAGCCCGGCGGGCGGCAAGGACGCTGGTGGCACCAACAACCTGCGTGCCAATTTCATGGTACTGGCGGCGAAGGCCGCTGCGATGGTGACCAAGGGCGACGGCAAGCATCCGGCCGCTGTCCGCAGCTACAAGGATACCGTCTGATGAGCCGCCCTCTCAAGAACAAGACCCGTGGCAACGGCATCGCGAAGGTTGCGGCCGGCAGTGCCACCGCGAAGGTCGGGAAGCCGAAGGCCGTCAACGGTCGCGCCAACACCGCCGCTGGTGGCTACGCGGCGGGTGGCAAGTCGAAGCCGATGTTTGAGGGACCGGCGATGGTCCTTGAGGACAATCGCGGGTGACCCTCGACCCGGTTCGGTGGCCCACGGCCGAGCGCGAGAACGAACTCAAGGCGTATCTCCACTACGAGATCACTCAGGCGCTCTCGGCTCGTCAGCCGTTGGAGCGCCAGTGGCGGCAGTGGCTAGAGCAGTACCGCGCTCCGGCCAAGCAGGCGGTCAAGGATTTCCCGTACCTCGGGGCGTCCAACGTCGTCCTGCCGATCACGGCCACCGACGCCGACCAGTTCTACGCCAAGTTTATGCAGTCGATTCACGCCTCGCCCGATCTCTGGATCGTGCAGGCGATGAACGAGCGGTGGGTGGACGCGGCCAAGCCGTTGCAGGACTTCCTCTCCGCGCTTGACCGCTCGGTGCTCAAGATGTATCGCGTGAACAAGCGGGCCATTATGGAAATGGTCAAGCTCGGCACCGCGATCTACGAGCACGGTTGGATTTACGAGCAGCGTCCCATCAAGACGTACGACCCAAGTGGGCAGATCATCCGGGCCAACCGGATCCGGTCGCAGCCGTTCGTCGATCACGTCCGTCTCGTGGACTTCCTTATCCCGCCGTACGCCTACGCCATCCAGCCGGATGACCAGGGTGGTGCGCCGTGGGTGGCGAAGCGTGTCGAGATGACACGGGAACAGATGCTGGCGTACGCGAAGTCCACCGAGCCGTGGCTCCCGAACATCGGGATGAAGGCGGCGCTGGAGATTCTGGCGTACGAGAACACTCAGCAGGATCTGTACGACGACACGGTGCAGCGGCTGACGTACGAGCCGCGTGCGCGGGAGCGGGACGACGCCAGCTTCGACCGCTCGTCGGACGCTACGGACGGCCAGAGCATCGGTGGGCTCGGGAACTACGTCAACAAGATCAAGCTCTGGGAAGTCCACGTTCGGTGGGCGGTGGACGGCGACAGCCCCAGCGATCTGGTGATCCTGTTCCACGAGCCGACGCAGACCATTCTGCGAGCGATCTACCAGCCGTACCTCCACGGCCAGCGGCCGTTTGAGGCCATTCGGTTCTTCCCGACTGAAGGGTTCTACGGCATCGGCATCTGCGAACAGACCGAAGTGTTCCAGAAGATGTCGTCGGATCTCCAGAACTACCTGATCGACAACGTCCTCTTGGGCAACGCCACGATGCTGGCGGCCAAGCAAGGGGCGAACATCGCGCCGGGTGAGCCGATCTACCCTGGCAAGGTGCTGATTACCGAGGGCAACCCCCGCGAAGAGATCGTGGATCTCCGGCTCGGGGCCGGGGCGTATCCGGGGCTGAATAACATCATTGGGTTGATTGACCAGCAGCACAACCGGCGCTCCGGCCTCTCGGACTTGCAGGTCGGCAACATCGACGGCCTGCCGGGGCGTACCCCCGCGACGGCCGTGCAGGCGCTGCTGGCCGAGGGCAACCGCCGTCCGGACCTCACGATCAAGGACATGCGCTACGAGGGGCTGTCCACCATTGGCCTCCGTCTGATCCAGCTGTGCCAGCAGTTCATCGGCTCCCCGATGGACCTCGATGGCCAGCGGTATCTGGCGATGGCCGTGCAGACGCTGGGCGAACCGGAGGGCTACTACGCCGTCGAGAAGCTTCGCACCCCGCTGGAGAACGCAGAGCTTGGACTCGGCGTCGAGATTGCCGCTGCGTCCGCGCAGGCGAACAAGGATCTCCAGCGCCAACAGTTGACCGGGTTGCTCACGCTCTACGGGCAGATGGCCCCGCAGATGATTCAGATGGCCCAGACCGCCCAACAGGCGCAGGGCACCCCGATTGGCGCGATTGCCACGAAGACACTGGGAGGCATGAGTGAACTCCTTGGTCGAGT